CAGGTTGAATGTCTACTCTAAATAATCCATATCTCCAGTTTTCATCTGTAGATTCATTTTCAACTTTAATACTCATTAATCTATTTCTTGCTCTAGTATCTATCTTAGTTGTAGATGAAGTTACAGTATAAGGTCCAAGCATTTGACTATCTTGTGTTTGAGATGGATAATTTCTTAATAATAACGTTACTTTAGCATTTCCGGTAAGTATCTTAAAGTCTGGTATAAATCTATTTATCTTCATTAAAAACTGACCATCTCCTTCTATATCTAAATCAAAATCTCCAGATTCAATGTAAGCTGGGATAGCTGTTTTAACTCCAGCATAACTTACTTCATTAACACCAACTTCATGTTCATAATAAGTAGTTGCACCATAAGTATTAGTCACACCATTAATAGTTGGAAATGTTGGTACACCCGTTGATAGCCATTTAGTTGCATAGGGTTTATCATATGTTTGAGCATCTGAATAAGTTGTTCTAGCTAAAGACATTGTAGTCCAAGTGTTTTCAACAAAGTTATAAACTACCGATGCATTAACCTGCGTTGAGTTGTTTGTTGGATAAAACCAAACTACTTCATTAAATAAACTATTATGAGAACCATAAACAATATCCGCTGCGTTATAATTTATACCTAAATTATCTCCACCTGTAGCAAACACATAATCTTCAACCAATGAAGGCAATTGTTTAACAGTACCGTCGTATACAAAGAATCCTCCACCAAATCCCATCCAGAATATTGCACCTTGTGCAAAGACTATTGAATGTTGACCAATACATCCGCAGTTTGTACCAACCTGTCTAATTGAAAAGACAAAAGGAGGTCCAACAAATTGCATAACATAAGCTGCCTGATCCGTTAAAATAAATATATAATCCTTACCTTGTACAGCTCCTACAATATAATTCCCTGTGTCAAGTCTAAATGTACCTGCGGTATTTGTTGCAGTTGGTAACCAAGTATTATAATCTTCTTGGTTTGAAAATCTTATAAACATTGGATCTTGAGTTGAAGGAGTACCGATTGTTGTTTCTGTTCCAAGTAAAATTAAATGTCTATCTCTATCCGATACAATAGAACAAACAGATTTAGTTGGAGCTCCTGATATTACAACTGCTCTAGTTGTCAAAGCTCCCGAGTCTGCTGGGTTCCATGAAAATGTTTTACCATCTTTAATAGTTGCAATTAATATTTGTCCAAAGTTATCAAATGACCAATTCGCTGGTGACAATACTACTGTAGGAGCTGTTGATGCTTCACCCCAAGCAACTGTACCCCAAGTAGATGTTCCCCATCCATAACCATAGGTTTCATTAACAGGGCCTACAAATATATAAGGAGTTGTAATTAAAGATCCACCACCTGTAACGCCAGTTCCTGTTTCAGCTGTAGCCATTGTAATTCTAAATGTAGATGAAGTTGGAACAGATATTACTTCAAAAGTATTTGTCGTAAAACTTGCTGATGTGTATCCCGTAGTTGTTGGTCCGGGTGTTGTAACGCTTGTAAATATAATATAGTCCCCAACTGAAAGTCCATGACCTGCTTTATTGATTGTAACTGTAGTTGATGCTGTTGTTGATGTATAAGTACATCCAGTTATAGCTGTGCCAAGTGGAGTAATATCATAAAAAGCACCTTCAAAATAAATAGCTAATATTTTATTAGTACCTATTGCTGCATATTTATTACCATCTAAATCTGTCCACGTATGCTGGGCTCGGGCAACACCTGCTAATGTTTGAGGTAGTATTTGTTCCCAACCGCCTATTTTCTCAGGATATCCATAACGAAAGCGAATAAAATCACCATCAATCCACTGACCTTCTGCGGCAGTTGAGGTATCTTGTTTGTTAAATCCAGCTTTTATAGGTATCTTTTTTAAAGGCATAAAGGTTCTTATACCCCATATCTATATAATTAACAATAAAGAGTTAATTATTTATAAGCTCATATTTAAAAGTTAAAACCATTCTTAATTCATTACAAAACTTACTTAATGGTCTTGGCCCATGAGAGATAAAACCATCAAATAAAACAGCTCTTGCTGGTTTTGGGGTTACAGCAAATTCTATTTCGTTTCTATCATTATTCAAAAAAAAAGTTTCACCTCCGTAATCTAAACTCCAGTTATCATTTAAATAAAACATTACAGTAATTATTTCATTGTACTCTTTTGCTCCATCATCGTAATGATACTCCCCTGAAAAACCATAGGTATTTGCACTAGCATATGCTCTTTTAAATTTAAAAATTTTATCTAAACCATGTTTTTTTAAGAAATAATTACTTAATTTTAAAAAATTTTGTTCATTATTATTTTTAAAATTTAAACAGTAATCCCATTTTTGAGATTTTTCAGATAAATTTTTTCCATCGAACTTCCATTCGAGATTTTTATAATAGTTATTAACTTTTTTACAAGACTCTATATCATATAAATTATCTTCAATTATAAATAATTTTTTTTGATCTAGTGAATTAGCTAAATTTAAAATTATTAATTCGTTATCCGTTGTTTCATTTATTTTAAGCCTATCACAGTTAACATATTTATAAACCAAATTCTCTGCGTGTTCCCCTATTAAATTTTTTATTTCTTGTCTAGTTACTTTTAAATTTGGATCAAAGTATTTATTACCATAGATATTATGAAACATACCAGCAACACAAAGATCTTCATTTTGTTTCCATTTTTTTAAAATATTAAACGTTCCAATTAAATGATTAAAAAAATTTGAATGTGAGTGTAAAATAGTATGACAATTTTTTTCATATAAAAAATTTACATAACTTTGATATTTTTCATTCAGAGTCATTTGTTTTTATATTAGTATTTGTGAATGTTTTTAAGTTTTTAGTATTTTCATTAAATTTTAAATTCCAATCTGCTACTATTTTAACGAGACTATTTCCAAAATGTTTTAAATTTTCATCGGACAAATAAATTTTTCCTTTACTAAAAAGAGTAAGTCTCTCTTTCCAAGAAAACTCTATATCACAAGAACCATCATCGTATTGTTTAAATTTCATTTTTTATTGTACCATTCCATAAAGTAATCTTTTATCTTTAAACCATTCCTTATTTATACCATTTTTATCTACATAATGCAAAAAAGTTTGTGCATGCCAATCCCCTTTGAATTCTTCTCTCCAATGTTCTATTTCACAACCTAAATATATTACAGCATCTCCTGGTTCTAAATTTAACTCAGCCCCATTCATATAAATTGGCCATTGAGTTCCGTCTGAGCCTAGCATAACAGTTACACTTATTTCACACGACTTTCTGTCTGTATGTTTTTTTAAGTCTGCATTTATTGTATACATTCTCCAAAATGCATATGTCGGGAGTAGTTCTAAACCAGTTTCTTTTTGCATTAATTCTAATTTATTTACCATTAAAGACTCCATTAACGGATCTCCATAAAAATAAGTATCCCCATTATCATTTTGAATAAAATCAAAAAAATCAAAATTAAGTCTATGTTTTATTCTACAATAATCTTTTAATAGTTTTATTTCTTCCACTGTTAAAAAATTTTTAATTAATTTATATTTAAAATTTTTAATAAGTTCCATAAGATAAAATAATTCTAGGGGTTAAGCCAATTGCTTTATGTAATTGGTTTTTTTTTATACATAACAAATCTCCTTTTTCTAAAAGGAATTCTTTTTCCTCTACAATATAAAGTGTTTTTCCATACAAATTAATTATAAATACATCATAGTTATCTCTATGAGTTATACTTTTATTTCCGGAAGTAAGTGAAAAAAATAAAAACATATCTGACTTTTTATTATCTTTATTAAATTGTTTATTTAACATTTGATATACATCCTTAAAAAAAACATCATTTTCAACGTTTTCAATTTTAAAAACAGATTCTAAAATAAAACGTTCCATCCAATTACTAGAAATTAATGAACATAAATTATTTCTGTCCAATAAATTAGAAATAAAATTAAAATCTATTTTACTTTCAAATGAAAAAAAATTTTTAATCAAAGTGCCCATGCTACAACTGAATACCTTTTTCCTTTTGTTACTGGTTTAACTGTATGTGGGTATAAAAAATTACTTGGCCAAATTATCATTCTATTCGGTTTAATTTCTATTTCCCATTCTCCAGATTCGTCTGGATTTCTAAAACAAAGATTTCCGCCTTCATAATCATTATTTAACAACAGTATACAACTCATTGTTCTTGGAATATTTGCAAAATGATCTACATGCCATGTGTAAAAACCAGTATTTTCATATTTTAAAATTTCAATATCAAAAATTTTTTCAAAATGATAGTCTAAAATATTAAGATCAAATTTGTATTGTTTTAGATTTTTATTAAAAAAAAAATGTAATAAATTAAACCAATGTACTTTAGACAATGAATTATCTAAATTTGAAAGAGGTAAAGCGTAAGTTCTTCTTATATTAAAATCTGTTTTTGATTCATTACCACCACCTACTTTTGTTTCTTCAAAATTTGAAATATTTGAAAAACGAATTAAATTACTTAAAGCATTCCACGGTAGAACTTCATCATAAATTTTTATAAAATTTTTTATTTCCATGATTTTTTATGCCAATACTTTTCCTTATATCTATTTAAAATTTTAAGTCCATAAAACACTTGTGAATTTTGTATTTCTTTTTGTGCTCTTGGTTTTGTAACCATTTTCCATTTTTCTCTTTTAAAAGGTATTACTTGAACATAAGGAATACCTTTTTTAATCAAAGTCTCTAAAACAGGATATTTATCTCCATTTATAACAATTGGAAAATTTATTTCATTTATAAAAACATCAGTATCTACGATTCCAGGGATTATTGAAAATCTATCATCTGCATTGTTTAATGGTGGTACAAATAAACAAGAATATCCTTTTGGTGTCTTTATTTTCCAGGGATTAAGTATTTTATAAAATGGTAAATTTTTATTTTTATTTACAAAAGGTGAACCTTCTAATTGTTTTATGGAATGAGCATCGATTCCAGAATTTAAATTAATATTTTTGGCATGTAATATTTGTGATTGATCATTTAAACCAAAAGTTTGGAAAGAGTCTTTAAATTTTTCACCATCTTTATTTTCATTGTCTACATTATGCCTTACATGAAAATCTTGGGGCATTTTCAAAAGATACCCACTAGTTAAGGTATCTAAAAAAGGCATACAACCTTTTATTGTTCTATTTAAAATAGAATGTTCTAAATTTTTAAACCATTCTGGGATGTTTAATTTTGCAGGTATTGGGTAGTCTTCTTGAAGTGCAAAATAATCTGCATGAGCACTAAACTCTATTTCTTTATCAAACATGATAAATTAATAACAGTTTTTATGGTAATTGTAAAATATTATATGAGGGTTGTCCTGAATCATTGAAATATTTTTCTAATGATTTATTGAGTGGATATGTAATATTGTTTAAATTTAAAGAACTTAATTGATTATAATAGTTATTCCAACGCGTAAATAATTGATGATTAGGATTATTATCTGTAAATTGTTTTATAAGAATTTTTATATTATAAATATAATCGTTTAAATATTCTTTACCCGATTTAACAAGTACGCCTTCTTTTACATTATCTTCAAAAACAATAGAAATATCTTGATATGTAATAGTATTGTTATTATATTTGATAATATTTTTTGTCCCATATTTAACAGCATCAAAATTAGACTGGGAATCTTCAATTATTTTATAATGTAAATTAATAATATTTAAATTATTAAAATCATATTCATTTTCTGCTATTCTATAAAGAGTGCCATTTAAATCGTCACAATCTTTTGAAAAAATAAAATAAGCCATTTTTAAGTACCTATATTTTCAAAAACTACTAAAGAGCCGACCGCTCCCGTACCGCCCGTATCGCCCTGACCATCTCCTCCGGCGCCTCCGCCCGCACCGCCTTGACTAGTTTTACCTGTTACAAATGTTATGTTAGGGGGTACTAAAGTTGCTAAAGGAGAAGTTCCCGGATTTCCACCTGGGGCTCCATTACCTCCATTTGCTGCTAAATTTGTATCAAAAGTGGTTGTTCCTCCAGCACCTCCTGCACCACCGGCTGGATTTAAATTTCCACCTCCTCCTCCACCCCCTCCTCCAACAGAAAAAGGGACTGCATAGGGTTGTACTATAGGTACATTAAAGTAACCGAAACCACCACTTCCTGTGCTTGTACCTCCAGGAGCATTCCTACTACCACCCTGACCACCTCCTGCACCTCCATAAAGATATACTGATAATCTGTTTGCAGCTGGTGACGCTGTATGTGTTCCACTAGTTGGTCCATTTGTAAATCTTGTAGGCACAAATCCACCGGCTCCTCCTGATCCAGAAGATGCAGCAGTGATACGACCATCAGCATCAACTGTGATTGAAGCAGATGTGTAAGACGCAGGTGTAACCCCAGTTGAGATCAATTGATTTGATCCCACAGAGTTTTGTGCAAGTTTTGCTTGTGTAATTGTAGATTGAATAATTTGAGTTGCTCCAACTGAGTTAGATGCAAGTTTTGCTTGTGTAATTGTTGATTGAGTAATTTTAACTGCTGTAACTGCAGCTGTATCTAGTTTAGCTGTTGTAACCGCAAGGTTTGCAATTTGAGCTGTTGCAACTGTTCCAGATAAGGTAGAAAGATCTACAACTTGAATATCCGTTCCATCAGAATATAAAATTTTAATTCCTTTATCAGTCGTAGTCCAAGTTTGTCCAGTTCCAGTTGATGCATATTTAAAATTAACTGTAAATGCACCTACAGTTCCGTTAGATACTATCCATGTTTTTTCAATTCCATTTGGAACTGTCACGATTTGATTTCCTGTAATTGTTCCTGTTAATTTAATAACAGCATTTCTTGCAGTTGATACTGCATTCTGTGTCATTACTAAAGCAGTCGTTTGAGCTCCACCTGCAATAGATATCGCTTGATATCCAGCGATCGCTTGTTGAATAACTACTAAATTTGTATTTGTAATTTGACCCCATGTACCAGCGTTTTCGCCAGTTGCCATTAATTGTATTGCTAGATCTGTAGTATATGTAGATGCCATATTTTAAATTCCTTTGTTTTTACTCTTAATAAAATATTTATCAGTTTTTGTCAATTAATGCAAACCTTATATTCTAAGCTGCGACTTCTGTCCATACTATAGATTGTCCAGTATTTACAGGAGCCCAAGCACCTACATATAATTGACCAGTTGTTCCTGTCAAGCTATTTCCTGTTAAATTTACAGGTGTATTTGTACCAATTGTTACAGAACCTAAAGCTGTGGTTAAATTTTGACCTGTTATATTTACAGGAGTATTTAAATCAATAGTTACACTATTTAATGAAGTAGATAATAATTGACCTGTAACTTGAACTATAACTGCTATATCAATAGATACACTTCCCTGTGCAGAGGTTAATTGTTGACCAGTTAAATTGGCATCAGGACCGGGATCTACTTCACCAAGTGCTAATGTTAATAACTCACCTGTTAAAGAAACATTAGCTGTTCCAGTTACAGTTTCATCCCCAAGAGATAATGTTAATGATTGACCTGTTAAAGATACGTTTCCTGTTGCACTTATTGTTACTGAATTTAAAGAAGTACTTAATAATTGTCCTGTTACATTTACTGGAGTAATTAAATCAACAGTAGTTGTTCCTACAAATGTAGAAAGACCTATATTTTCTCCCCAACCAAGTTGACCCCAACCATTTGCTCCCCATGTTGTCGCTGTTCCTGGAGCTGTTACCGGAACTACTATTCCTGGTATCCCTCCAACACTATTTAAAGTTAAATTTGATAATTCTCCAGTTAGGGAAAGATTTGCTGTTCCAATAATTGAAACAGAATTTAAAGATGTAGATAAACTTATTCCTGTTAGTTCAACAGATCCACTAATAGAAAGAGATACTGAATTTAAACTTGATGTTAATGATTGTCCAGTTACTTCAACTGTAGGACTCGCTGTGTTAGTTCCCCAACCGGTTAGTCCCCAACTATATGCACCCCATCCATCATTTACTTCTGCTATAACTGAAACAGAATTTAAAGAAGATGTTAAAGATTGACTATCAAGTGTTAGAGTAATGTTTTCATTACCTGTACCAAATTCACCTATGCTCCAACCTTTTTCTCCCCAATTAGAAGCCATTTGAACCCCCTATTAAGAGATTCTGATAATAGCTGCTGAACTTGTGAAAGCTGGGAATTGAATAGTGAATGTTCCTGAAGTAGCTGTCTTATCTGCTCCAAAATTTAATACTGCAACTGCAGAATTAGAAAATGAAGTATTATATATCAAACAACCTCTAGCAGTTAGAGTAACACTTGTAAAAGATAAATCAGCAAAGTCTGTAAAAGCAACTGTTGATACGAGAGATGTTCCAGAATTTACTAATGCTTTTCCAGTAGTTGTGTAACCTGTTCCAGAAGAACTTACTTCGCCGCTTGCTGTGTAAGAAGTCGTTGCTGCACCTAATGTTGCAGTTGATACATAAAGAGCTAATTTAAATCTATCTCCAGTTCCCGCTGGTGTTGTAAAATCTTGATCACCATCTAATAGTTGTTTTTTAAAACTATTCGGTAACGCTTGTGTAATAGCCATATTTTTTTCTCCTTATTGTGGTTTACGAGCTATACGAGGTTCTCCATCTAGAAACTCATCAGTTCGTCTTCTTCCCATTTGTTCTAATGAGAATCCTTCGATAGCTTGCTTATATCTATTTTCATAATATTGCAACATATCATTTGGACCCTTCAAAAATCCATAAGCCTCAACTAGGCAAGCATACAATAAGCCATTGGGAAATTGCTGACTTAAATATGTAGTAGCAGTACTACTAGATAATCCAGTTGGTTTCAAGATATAATTTATTTGAATTGTATAAGCTTGATCCGGTGTTGGAGCAACAATTACCGTATCTTCATCCCAATTTGCATAATATTTAGGTATTCCAGTAGTATTATCTTGATTATATTCATTAATAAAAGTCATATCTCTAACATCTAAAAAAGATATTGCTCCATTAGTATTAAACACCTGTAAAGACCTAATAACTAATAAATCTGCTGGTGTATTAAAATATTTTTGAGTTACTACAACAGAAGCTGTTGCATATTTTCTATTATTATCAGAATCTACATCTCTTAATATTCTAAACTCTGCATTTTCAATAAATCCATTAATAATAGTTGCAGTTAAAACATTAGAATCTACCTCTGTGTAATCTCTTATTTTTGTAACTAATTCTGTGTATGTCATATTAAGCCTGTAGTGTAACCGGTCCTGCAGAACATTGTGCCCCGCCGCCAGCTATATTTCCTGTTGTTGCCGTACTTGTACTTAAAAAATAAAAATAATTTAAAGTATCACTTACAATACCAGATGAATCTATTTTTCCAACTGTAATTGTAAAACCATTTGCATTTGAAATATCAGTAACTCCATCAAATGAAGGAACATCATCAAAAGAATCTTCTCTAGTTGGTGTACCTACTATATTAACTTGAGGAGGTCCTCTAAATCTTACGATATTACCAGTAGATCTCTCATGATCTTCTGAATAAACATTAATATAAGTAGAACCTGCATACTTAGTTGTTGAAAAAGGATTTAAAGTTAAAGCAATAATTACTGGTGGTTCTTGTCTATCAGGATGTGCATATCTTAAACCTTGTGGATCAGCTGTAGTTGGTTTTGGATCTAATTGAGGTTGTTTAGCTTCATATTCAGAAGTATGTACCCATGAACCATTCCATTCTTGAACCATTTCTTGATATGGAAATCTACAACCAGAACGGTCAGAGATCATGTATGCAAATCTACCGCTGGAGTTTTTAGACATTTGGATAATAAGTTTTTGGAGTTATGAATGAGCTTGAAGAAGATCCATCATTATCTAATGCTCTTAATAATTCATCTTCATAAAATAATTTTAATTCTTGTGTTCTTTGTGGAGCAAGTTTCAATGAAACATAATAAGCAAGTCCCGCGCACATACATGGAACAAATCTATATGGAACATCTGTTGCATTTGTATAAGCTCCAACATCTTGAATTCTTTTAGCATAGTAATATTGCATTACATTATTTACCTGTGATGCGCCTGGAGTTAAATATAAAGTAATTGTAATTTTATCTATAAATCTTTGTACATAATATTGTGTTGGTTGACCTTGTGAATATTTAGAAGATAATCCACTGTAAGCTGATCTATTAATTTTAGTAAGTGGAAAATCAACAACAGGACTTTGTTCTGTGTTTCTATAAACTGCTTCTAAAATATCATCTGGTCCATAGGTAATAGAATTATAATCGTATACAGTTGCGTTATCAGCATGAGTTGCAGCAGTTGTGCTATTAGCACCTCTTGTACATCCTGTTATTGTATTATTAGAAGTATTAGTTCCTGTATAAGTAATTTGTTCTGAATCTATTAATAAAGTTCCAGTTGTTGGAAACTGCCAAACTGAATCTAATGTAATAGTTGTTGCTATTGCAGTAATTGCACCATCTAAATAACTAAGTGTTCCATCTGACGTTCCATCAGAAGTTGATCTATAGATAGTATAGGTACTTTGACCTTGGATCATGGAGATAGTATTACTTGCTACTTCCCAATAATGAAGACCTCTGTTTGCCCATTCC